CTTGGCATCCTTGACGGACTGGTCGACGTGCAGCGCAATGACACCGATGGAGCCCACACCTGCGGTTTGCGACAGGGTCAGGCGCGATGCGGCGGCTGCAATCGCGTAGGCCGCCGAGTACGCGGAGTCATTGGCATGCGCCCAGACCGGCTTGATGTCGTTGGCGGCGCGAATCCGCTCGGCCAGCTCAAACACGCCACCCGCTTCGCCGCCGGGCGAATCTAGGTCGAGCAGGATGCCGCTGACCTGTGGGTCCGCCAGCGCAGCGTCGAGGCGTGCGGCGATCTCGACATAGGATGTCAGGCCAGACGCCGCCTCCAGTCCCATCGCCCGTCGTATCAGGGTGCCGTGCACGGGAATGATCGCGATGCCGGTCTGTCCAGCCCCAGTGCTGGCTTTGGGCGTGGGAAGCGGGACGGCGGCATCGATCTCGGGCAGTCCGATTCGTGGACCGAGAACGGACAGGATCACGTCCAGTTTCGAACGGGCAATGAGAAGCGGCGTCCCGTAGAGACGGGACGCCAGGTGTACGAGCTGCATATCAGTTGTCCTGCGGTTCTTGCGCCGGAGCCGGGGCGGCCGTCGCGATGGGCGCTTTGTCGTGGCGCGGGTCGGAATCGAAAACCAAGCCGAGCTCGTCAGCCCGTTGGTTGTCTGCCGCGATCTCGCGGTCGATGTCTTCGGCGTCGTAGCCGAAGGCGGAAATGGCTTCCGAGCGTGAAAGCAGCCCGGCTCGGATTGCAGTGAGCATCGCGTCGAACTCCTTCTTCGGATCGACCCACTGCCAGCCCTGCGGAATCCATTTGGCGGCCAGGTATTCCCGTTTGCGTCCGACGAAGCCCGGGAGATCGAGTGCACCTTCGAGCGCAGCCTGTTCCATCCATGCGCGCCAGATCGGGCGGCAGAGCTGGTGGACGATCACGCCATGCTGGATCGCTTCGCAGCGGCGGCGAAACTCCAGCAATCCGGCGCGGATCGACGAGTAGTTCACCTGCGTCAGATCACCGGTGAGCATCTCGTAAGTGATGCCCATCGCCGCCGCAACTGCCCGGAACTGCATGCGCAGGAATTCGGCGTAGCTGGCGCCGACGTCTGCCGGTTGGCTGAACTTCACGTCCTCACCAGGCTCCAGCAGCTGCAAGGTCCCGGGTTCCAGTCCTGCCAGGGACACGCCGTTGGCGTCCGCCAGCCCTTCGCCCATGAGGTTGTCCTCGGGCGCCAGACGGGTGATAAAGCCTGCGAACATCGCCGCCGTCTTTTTGCGCACCAGTTCGGCGTCGTCGTACTGGTCCAGCTCATTGAGCTTGACCAGCGCTCGTGCCAGCCATGGCTCGCCCCGAATCTGGCCAGGACGAAGCGGACGGAACAGGTGGATGATCTCGGAAGCTGGCACGCGCACGGTATCCATGCCGCCCGTGCCGGACATCGGCGCCAGCGTCCCGTCGCCGGGATGCGAGCGATACAGGTGGTAGGCCGTGCGCCGCCCTAGACGATCGAACTCGATGCCGGCCCGCACCACATTGCCGGAGGGGAGCTCCAGGTTCATCGTCGTGGGCAGGTGCTCGGGTTCCAGCAATTGGAGCTGCAGACCGACCGCCAGACCGTCTTCGGGTCGGCGATAGCGCAGCCGAACCAGTGCCTCCCCACCTTCCAGCATTGCCCGGCAGGCGAGTGCTTGCAGGCCGTAGAAGTCGGTCAAGCCGGCTGCGTCGGTATCGCTGCACCAGTCCCACCAGAGGGCGTGAATGGCTTCCCGCAGTGCGTTGTCCGCGAGCATCGACTGCGGCTTGATGCCCGTGCCGATCGCGTTGGCGACGAAGGCTTCCACGCCGGCGGCCGCCCACGCGTTGCGTCGCACCAGATCGCGGCTTTTGGCGCGGATCTCGTTCTGGGTGAAGGCCAGCGCGGCAACGGCACCAGGATTTCCGACCTGCCAGGCGATCGCACGTCGACCACCGCCGATACCGTCGTAGGTAGGCGACGCGCCGCCAAACAAGCCGCGCCGAAGTTTTCCGAACCAGCTCATCAGGTGGCCTTCCGGGTCGTGACGCGGATCTGGCGCGGGGCGCCTGGCCACAGCCCGGTGGCGACGGCGTCTTCGAACAGGCCGCGCTTGACCTCGCGAATGGCGGCGGCGAGTTCCTCGACGGTGCGGTACTCGATGGTCTTGTCACCGAAACTGACGCGGCGCTCGCCTTTGGCCAGCGCTGCTTCGAGCGCATCGAGCTGGGACTGGGTGTAGGCCATCAGCGATACACCACCAGGTTGATCTCGGTGGAATCCGCAAACGACGTCGCCATCGTGGCGCAGGCGACATCAACGTACTCGGCGGTCTTCTGGTCGGCGCTGGCACGCGCGATGGCGATGCGCTGCGTGCCGTTGTCAGTGCTGCTGCGGGCCAGTGCAACCCAGCAGTAGTTGGCGTCCGGCATCGGCAGTGTGAAATGGACGCGATAACGACCGGTCGCCAGGCGCTCCACGCTCACAACGTTGCGAGAGTTGTGCATCACCATCTGGCCGTTGACATAGCCGAAGCTCACCCATGCGCGGGCGAGACCCGGATGCGATGCGTCGATCTTGGCTTTCACCTCGATACCGATACGTGCAGCGAGGGATGCGATGCGGTCGGAAAGCGACATCAGGCCAGTGCTCCCTCGAACACTGCGACGAAGTCGGTGTCGGCATCGCCGATGGCCGTCAATGCAACGGCGCCGATGTTCGATCTTGCCTGCTGCTGCTCGATGACGGTCAGGGTCTGTGCGGCGTCGAAGCGCACGCGGTTGTTGACGGCGGCGAGCAGCGCATCGAGGCCACTGGTCCCGTCTTGGAGCAACTGCTGGATCTCGACCAAGGTGTCATAGGCGGCATCGGCACCGCCGAGGATCTCGGCCTTGAGGGTGTCGAGCAGCGTGACGATCTTGGTCGACGAGTAGGTGGTGGTCAGCGCCACATTGGCGTCGTCGATGCCGGTACCGCTGAGAACGGCCGACTGAAGCTCGTTGATGGCTGCCACGAGACTCGACTTGTCGGTCGTGGTCAGGCTAGCCAGCGTGCCGGTCTTGCTGTTGAGGGCGTTGAACTCCTGGGCGATGCGAATCACCAGGCTTTCGATGCGGGTCTGCAAACTCATGGGATGTCCTTTGTCGATCAGGAGAGCCAGCGGCTGCGCACCAACTGGCGTGCGCGGCGACTTGGCGCAGAAACGGCGAGGCCACCTCGTTGGGTGGCCTCGTCAGTCGTTGCTGTGGTGGTGGGGTCGGGCGGGTCGGCCATCCCCAGTTGTCGCTCCAGTTCACGCCAATGGCGTTCGTCGAAGCGATCCAGTCCCGCCGCTGAAGCGGCGGCGCGGGCGTAGACGTAGCAGTCCAGGGCTTCGTTGCGCTCGCGCATCTTTTGCCACTCCCGGATGGGAAAGCCATTCCGGTCGCGGCGGGTGATGAGTTGTTCCGCACAGAGCTGCTGGATGAACTCCGCGTCTACGTGTGGCAGATGGATGAATCCAGCCGGATAGATCGCGGTGATGCCGTCCTCGCCTACATCGGCCGATTTACGCAGGTTGTTGTAGAGCTCGAGCTTGGCAATGCCGACGGCGACTGAGAACACCTTGATGCCCCGGCGCAGCTTCTTGCCACCCTTCGAGATATCCACGGCGGTGGGCGTACCGATCAACGCCGCGCCGCGCGCGACACCTTTGACGGCCATGACTCGCGGGTCACGACAGGCCCGCACGAAGGTATAGGCCTCCTGGGTGGCAAACCCCGTGTCCAAGGCGAACCGTGCCAGCGGCAGTGCCGCGCCGGACGCATGTGTCCAGTTTTCCGCCAGCAGATCCGCCAGTCGCTTCCAAACCGCATCACGCGCGGTATCGCCCATCAACACGCGATGCTCGATCAACCACGATTCCTTGCCGCGCCCGAAGGCCCAGATGGAGGCTTCGATGCGGTCCTTCTGAACGTCAGCGCCGCCCACCAGCAGGAGTCCACCGGGCGGGATCGATCCGACCGGGTAGTCCTCGCGCCGCTCGACCAGGCGCTGCCAATCAGGCGCTTCGCCTTCCTCGACCCAGGTCTCGCCCAGTTCGGTGTTCTTGAACGTCTTGATGGCCGCCGCCGACCCTGACTCCTTGCTCACCGCCAGTTCCCAGGCAACGGCAATCTCACGCCAACTGCGCCAGCCCACCGGGCTGTAGAGCGATGACAAATGAAAGCCGGCGGTCTTGGCGCCGTTCTCTGGTGCCAATGAGCGCCACTCACCATGCTCCAGCATCCAGGTCTTGTGGTGCTCTGAAATCGGCGCGTCGCAGGACTCGCAGACATAGGCGGCGCTTTCCGGCTGGCCCTTGTCCCACCGCAGCTGTTCGAAGCGCAGCCACTGGCGGTGCGAGCAATGTGGGCAGGGCACAAAGTAGCGGCGCTGGTCGGACGCCTCGTACTCGCGCTCGACGGCGCTCGCCCCGGCGACTGTCGGCGTCGAGACGATGAAGATCTTGCGGCGCGCGAAAGTGCGGGTACGCGCTTCGGCCAGCGAGATCGCGTCGCCTTCACCCTCGACGTCCAGTGGATAGCCGTCCACCTCATCGAGGAACAGGTAACGCACAGGCATCGATCTCAGACCCACCGCGCTGTTGGCACCCGTCATGACCAGGACGCCGCCCCGGAACTCCTTCGCGAGAATGGTGTTGCCCGAGTCCCGGCTTCTGGCCGGTGCAATCAGCTCAGCCAAGACCCCCGATTCCTCAGTCAGCGGGTCGATGCGCTGCTTGGAGTTGCGCTTGGCCATTTCCACCGTCGGCCAGACCGCCATCATTGGTCCCGGCGCGTGGTGGATCACGTAGCCGATCCAGTTCGATCCCATCTCGGTCGCACCGAGCTGGGCAGCCTTCATGAACACCACGCGTTCGACCGGTGAGGTCGGCGACAGGCAGTCCATGATCGCCTTCAGGTACGGCGTGCGACTGGTACGCCAGCGTCCAGGTTCGGCCGAGGCCTTGCTGGAGAGCATCCGGTGCCGGTCCGACCATTCCGATACGGTCAACAGTGGGTCCGGCGTCAAACCTTCACGCCAGGCACGCTCGATTTCCGCCGCGCCCTCGTAATCCACGTCCAGCATCAGTCCACCCGGGGGCGCAATTCGCCCAGCTCTTGCAGGTGCTCACGCACCGCGGCCTCCAGCGCTACATGCATGGCGTGCGGATCAACATCGAGCCTTGCCGCCATCTGCGCCGAGATGCGCGCCGGCCAGTTCAACCATGCGTCGCGTTCTGATCGCGCCAGCTTAAAGACATGAGCGATGGCCTGATTACGGTCGACCAGTTCGCCCTTGAGCCGGGCCAGCCGCACCTTGTTGGTCTGCGCCTTGACCACCTCGTTGACCGTGCGCGCCTGCAGCAGCGAGGTGCCGCCCGCGGGCAGGCCGGCGGCGAGGTTCGGGGCTGGATCGTCCGCCACCCGCACCTTCGCGGCTTTGGCGCCTGTTCCCTCCTTGGGCGGCTCGGAGTTCCGTGCCCAGTCGCGGTCGGCCTTGTCCGGATCGATCGTGCCGTCCGCCTCGGGCGTGATGCGCCCGGCGCGGATGGCCTTGTGTACGGCGGTGTCCGATACCCCACGGTGGCGGGCGTAGGCGCGAATCGACAGTCCCATGGTCTCCATCAAGCATTGGCGCGGCTCCGCTCGGATTCCGCTTGGCTTCGCTCGGGAACATCGCGTTCATGTCATCACCATCAACGACCCCCCGAGGAGAAGCACATGACCGAGCAAGCCGAAAAGGACATCGACCGGCAGCTGCAGCAGATCGCGCTGGATCACCTGTTCATCGACACCCTGGAAACCCGCAACAGCGACCGGCTGGACTTCCGCGAAGTCAGCGCCTGGGCCGTCAAGAGCGCCTTGATGGCCGCCTACCAGGCGGGCCGGCAGGCCGCGCGACAGGGCTGAGAAGGCAGCGGAAAGCGCTTGGCTTCTCCAGAGAACAGCGCGTTCATGACCACACCATCAACCACCACGAAGGAGCATCGAATGAGCACCGTCCAACTCACCCCCACCCAGCACGCCATCCTCGTCTACGCCGTCGAGCACGCCGGCGGCAAGATCGAGTGGTTCCCCGACAACGTCAAAGGCGGCGCCCGCAAGAAGGTCCTCGACGGGCTCTTCAACCGGGCTCTGATTACGACCGACGGCGCCGATTGGTTCGTCGCCGCCGAGGGCTACGACGCGCTGGGCCACCCGCGTCCCGCGCCGGCCCCGGTGGAGGCAGATGCGGATCTCGAGGCGGACGTCGCAGCCGCCGAGGCCACCTGGGCGCAGCAGCGCGCCGAGACCAAGCCCCGCACCCGCGAGAACAGCAAGCAGGCCCAAGTCATCGCGATGCTCCGGCGCCCGGACGGCGCGACGGTGCGTCAGATCTGCGAACTCACCGGCTGGCAGGCGCACACGGTGCGCGGCACTTTCGCCAACGCCTTCAAGAAGAAGCTGGGCCTCACCATCTCCTCGGACAAGCCCGAGGGCGGCGAGCGCATCTACCGGATTGCGTGATTCGGATGGGACGGGAAGCCAAGCAGAAAACGCTTGGCTTCCCGCGCCGGCAGCGCGTTCATACGGGTGTCGCAACGATCAACGCCAAGGAGCACAGCATGAAACCCACCCACGCCATCCTCACCCACAGCAACTTTGACGCCGACGACTACGCCTACCTCACCGCCAAGGGCTGGAGCAATGGCGAAATCCTGGCCCGCTGGACCGAAGAGGCCGCGCACGGCAACGGACCCTGCCGCTGGGAAAGCGGGTCGGCCCGCGCCAAGCTGGCCGCCGTAACCGGTCGCCAGCAGGCGATGCGAGAGGATTGAGATTGAGCTTGGCTTCCTGATCGAACAGCGCGTTCATACGGGTGTCGCAACGATCAACGAAGGAAACAACGATGACCACCGCCAAGACGATTCCCGCCACCCGCAACGAAGCCTGGGGCTTCTGGGGCACGATGGACGCGCACGCGCAAGCCGCCTGGCCCATCGCGATGAACGCCATCTCCGACGCCACGGGACAGCCCTTCGAAGCAGTGCTGGCCTTCCTCGACAGCCGCCACGGACGCCACTTCGCGGACGAAGTCCTCAACCATATGCATGCGGGGCATGCCCTCCACGACGCGATCCGCGCCGCCACCCGGCAGTGGATGGAATGGACCATCGGACGCCGCACCAGTAAGGACTACGGCATCCCGCGCGGGCTGCCTTATCTGACCGGGTTCGTGATTCACTGCGAGATCGTCGAGGAGGAAGTCGCCGCCTGATCGAACGCCAGGCCATCCGCCTCGCGGGTGGCCTGCTTGCCGGTCCACTCCTGCCAGCGCCGCACGATCACGTCCGCGTACTTCGGATCGAGTTCGATCAGGCGCGCGACGCGCCCCGACTTCTCGGCGGCGATCAGTGTCGTGCCGGAACCGCCGAAGGGGTCGAGCACCACGTCGCCCGGACGGCTGGAGTTGCGCAGCGCGCGCTCGACCAGTTCCACCGGCTTCATCGTCGGGTGCAGATCGTTCTTCTGCGGCTTCTTGATTTGCCACACGTCGCCCTGGTCGCGGTCGCCGCACCAGTGGCGCTCCGCGCCCTCGGGCCAACCGTAGAGGATCGGCTCGTACTGGCGCTGGTAGTCGGCGCGGCCGAGGGTGAAGGTGTTCTTCGCCCAGATGATGAAGGTCGACCAGTGGCCGCCGGCAGAACGGAAGGCCGCCTGCAGCGTGTCCATCTCGCTCGACGACATGGCGACGTAAATCGCGCCGCGCGTGTGGGCGATGAGCAGCGTCAGCGCATCGTGGAGGAAGTCGTAGAAGCCTTCGCCCAGCGCATCGTTGAGAATGGGGCGGTGCTTGCCCCGCAGCTTGTCCTTCGCGCTGTTGGCGTAGTTCACGTTGTAGGGCGGATCGGTGAACACCATGTCCGCCCGTTCGCCGTCCGGAAACAGGAGCGCGAAGGACTCGGCGGTGGTCGCGTCGCCGCAGACGAGGCGGTGCGGTCCGAGTAGCCAGACGTCGCCCGGCTGGGAGACGGGTTCCTCGGGCACATCGGGAACGGCGTCGTCCTCCGTCTGGCCCTCATGCTCCTGCTCTTCGCCGGCGAGCAGGTCGGCCAGTGCATCGGCGTCGAAGCCCGTCAGGTCGAGATCGAAGCCATCGTCCTGCAGCGCCTCCAGTTCGATGCGCAGCAGGTCGTTGTCCCAGGTCGAGAGTTCCGCTAGGCGGTTGTCAGCCAGCACCAGCGCACGGCGCTGGGTCGGGGTCAGGTGGTCGAGTACGACCACCGGCACGGTGGCAAGACCCAACTTGTGCGCGGCAGCGAGCCGCCCGTGGCCTGCCACCAGCACGCCGTCGGCGCCGGTGAGAATCGGATTCACGAAGCCGAACTCGGCGATGGAGGCCGCGATCTGCGCGATCTGGTCCTCCGAATGCTGGCGCGCGTTCCGGACGTAGGGCAACAGCTTGTCGAGCGGCCAATGCTCGATGCGGTCGGCCAGCCAACTCATGCAGCGACCTCCGCCTTCTCACCCAGCCGTTCGGCGGCGACCTCCGCGAAGGTCTGGCCGGTCGCGGCAAGCACCGGCGCTGTGCCTGGGTGGTGCTGCAGCCAGCGGCGCAGCGCGACGTCGACGTACTCGGGGGCGAGCTCGACGGCGCGCAGGCGGCGGCCGCAGTCCTCGCCGGCGAGTATGGTCGTGCCGCTGCCGGAGAACGGCTCGAACACGATCTCACCTTCGTCCGAATAGGCCTCGATGAAGAACTTCGGCAGGCCCACCGGGAACACGGCCGGATGATCGATGCCGTCGCCGATGCGACCGCGTTGGCGCGTCACCTCGACGACCGAGTCCGGGATGCGGAACTCCTGCGTCGGCGTGCCGGCGTGGTTCCATTCGCCAACCTTGCCATCCTTGCCGCGCATCGCGGTGGAGGAACCGTCGGCGCGCAGGTGCGTTTCGTGGCCGGCCCACTTGCACGGCACGATCTTGTTCGGCTTGCGCGCCTGGCGGTTGAAGTGGAACACGAACTCGTGGCGCGGCGCGAGGCGACCGGCCCAGTCGCCGGGCACGGTCACCGACTGGTCCCAGACGTACCAGCCGAAGCGCCGCCAGCCCTGGGTGCGCATCCACTCGATCCAGCCGTCCCAGTACGGCTGCCACTCGTTGTCGCGATGGACCAGGCCGAGGTTCACTAGGACCTGCGCCTCGTCGCGCAGCGCGGCTCGGGCGGCGCCGAACACGCCCCGCATCAGCGCGTCCCAATCGAAAACGCCACCCGTCGTGTAGTCGCGTTGGTTGGCGTAGGGCGGGCTCGTGAACAGCAGGTGAGCGCGCTCGCCATCGTGGAGGCGCGCGACGGCGGCAGCGTCGCTGCTGTCGGCGCAGAGCAACCGGTGCTCGCCGAGCAGCCACAGGTCGCCGGATCGCGTAACCGCAACCGTGGGCGGCGTGACGTCGTCCTCGTCCGCGTCGCCTTCCTGCGCGCTCGCGTCCCCATCGGCGGTCGGCTCAGTGTCCTCGATCTGATCGAGCAGTCCTTCAATCTCTGAGGCAGAGAAGCCGGTCAGATCCAGGTCGTAGCCCGCATCGGCCAGTTCGGCGAACTCCAGCGCGAGCATCGCCTCGTCCCAGCCGGCATCGAGTGCGAGCCGGTTGTCGGCGATCACGTAGGCACGCTTCTGCGCCGGCGTCAGATGCGCGAGCTCGATCACCGGCACTTCGGTGAGCCCCAGCTTGCGCGCAGCCAGCAAGCGGCCATGGCCGGCGATCACGCCGAGATCGCCATCGACCAGGATCGGGTT